TATGGCTGACGTAAGAAAACTTGCACCGTTTATCCTAAAGTGGGAAGGCGGTTTTATTGATGATCCTGATGACTTGGGCGGAGCTACCAATATGGGGGTGACTATCGGAACCTATGAGGCATATTGCCGAAAGAAAGGATATTCCAAGCCTACAGTTGAAAGATTGAAAAATCTCACAAAAGAGGAATGGACGGAAATCTTGAAAACCATGTACTGGGACAGATGGAAGGCTGATGAGATAAAATCGCAATCAGTTGCTGATATATTGGTTGATTGGGTCTGGGCATCCGGTGCGCACGGAATTAAGATTCCTCAACGTTTGCTTGGTGTTAAGGTGGATGGCATTGTAGGTCCCAAGACCATTGCCGCGGTAAATGCCAAGAATCCGCGTGAGTTGTTCGACATAATCAAGATTGCACGGTTTGATTTCATTGAAGATATTTGTCATCAGCGTCCGACCAATAATAAATTTAAGAGAGGCTGGATGAACCGTATCAATGATATAAAATTTGAGAGATGAGACAAAGAATCTATATATGGATTGCGGTAGTGATAGTGCTTTTATTTGTCTTTTCGTGTAAGACCAGATATGTTCCTGTGGAGATCAAGACAACGGAAACAGTGGAAGTACATGATACCACCATAACAGAAAGACTGGTCCCATACAAAGATAGTACTGCGACACGTGACACTGTATCTTTTCTTTCCAACCCTTATGCGTACAGCTGGGCTAGATATTCAGGTGGAATATTGCAACATTCGCTGGGAATATGGCCAAATTCGGTACTTATAGTAACTGTACCTCATTATATGACGGTAACCAAGCGAATCGAAGTACCTAAGATTGTAGAGGTGGAGAAAAAATTAAACTGGTGGCAAAAAACAAAAATAGAGATAGGTGGATGGTCTATGATAATGAATATATTGCTTATATCTATGATGATTGTCAGATGGTTAAGAAAAAAAAGGAGGTGCCCGTAATTTATAGATTGTATTTTTTTCAATTCAGTCTTTCGTTATAACAAAAATCTTCGGCGGTCCGGATTGTAAGAAAAGGACCGCACGCTCCTTATCAGGTAGAAGTCGCTAAGGAGAAACAATACGTCGGAACAAGAATTGTTTTGCGGTCCCAGACTGCTTAACAATTTTCCGACGTATTTTGTTTATCCAAACAGTGATTATATGAAAAGTGATGAAATATATAAGGATGTATTGCAGGTTGTCGCTTCAGTGACGGGAATATCTGAAACAGGTATTATACATAGCAATAAGGAGGAGTGTGCGAACGCCAGATATCTTCTTGTGCGTTATTTAGCCAAGATTTTCTCTGATACGGAGATAGCGTCATTGACTAACAGGACCAAACAGGCTGTCGGATCGATGCGGCGGAATGCTAAAAAACAAGGGGTATGGATTGTGGAAAACAATTGGAAAGAAATAGTAAATAAATTGGAAAATAAATATTTTATTTGCAAGTAACTTATTCCGTAATTTGCCTTTGCGGTCAATATTGACCGTGATATGTAAAATCATGATTATGGATAATGTAACAGGAATGAGCATCCAGGAATACGCCGCAATGCGTGAGTTGGAGTGCGAACACAAAAAGGGATGGGGCGCTACCGCCGCTATCTGGGTTATCGCTGCTGTGATTGTTATTGCCTTCTTCGTGTACAGTTGGCATAATAACTGTAATGAAAAAGTACAATTTGCAGTAGGGTTGGCTAATCTGACAGGACGGGTTAACTGTATGGAACCTGATGTTCGTTGGGCTGGGCAGCAGTTGTATGCTGCTAACGGTGCAATTTCCGCTACCGTTCAGGGAGTGGGCGACATGAAGGCCAATTTCGGTGAGCAGCTGTTCCAGTTGAACAAGGAAGTCTTCTACAATGACGGTTGTGGCTGTGGCCGTGGCAGAAACGGAGGTTGTGGCGGTTGTGGAAACCGTGAGTTCCGACAGACATCTACATATAACTTGGCCAGTACCAATGTTACGGTGGATGAAACTTGCCGCAATTGATTTCGTGAGGGTGGGGATTCCACCCTCATTTATTATTAATCGTAAAAAAGCTGGACTATGTTTAAATCAAGAATAGAAATTAGGGAGTTTGCGGTAAGACAGGCTGTTGAGTTGCTCGGCACTGGTAGTCCTCAAAAGGATATTGTCGCAAAAGCTAGAGATATTGAAGCCTATATAATAGGAGAGGCCGATTTGCCGGAAGTTTACAATGATACGGAAGCCATCAACGGTATTATGGGAAATGCGATGCAGATGCTGCAAGGCATATCCTGTTCGGAAATTCCGGTAGAGGATAAACCTGCCAAAAAGAAATAAGAGATGGGGGTGTCCATGTTTCAGTCAAAGAAACCGCAGACAGAGTTGAAGTTTACGACACGTGCGGAAGCGTTCAGTTACATGCTTATGTATATGACTGAGGAAAAACATGCGGATCCGCTGGAGGCAGCGCAGAAAGCCAATGAATTTGCAGACATCTTCGCCAAGAACATGGGTATCCCTCTTAAAATAGAGCCGGAACCACAGGGTGTCGATAAATACCTGTCAATGGCTACCAAGATTGCTAATTATATAGAAGAACATCCTAAGGTGGTTGAATACGGCATTCCGGCTTTGACATTCGTTGCCGGTCTGTTCACTGGGAAAAAAGTGGAGCAGGCCAATGATAACATGTATGGGCAGCGTCCGGTACCGCCTCAACCGCAGGAAGAAATAGATTTTGATAAAATACCTGATTGATTATGGCATTAAGGAAATTATATATTGTGGTGGATTGCGAGAACGACGAGCAGAAGGAAGCTGTTCAGACCGCATTCAACGAATTGTCTAATACGCGGGCTTTGACCAGCCGGACGGTTATCAGCATGTATCCGTTTTTCAAAAAACATCGTGATGATCTGTTTGAGCTGTTCAATATGGTCAAGACAGGCGGTGTCAAATCGTTGTTGTCTGTAAGAGGTGGAACATTGATTAATAACTTGAGAAAGGGTTGATTATGAGAGTGGAAGGCAAATGTATAGGTGATTGCAGCAAATGCCAGTTGCTGGCAAATGGTGAGGTGGATATGATTCCGTGCATTCTTGACCAGATTTTTATCCGGACAAGGAAAATCGAGAAAGAAAACGCTTTTATCAGGAGAAGTCTTGATTCCATGATGCAGGACAGAAATACAATCCAACTTGCCGGTTTGAGTGATAACGAAGATAAAACAGATTGATTATGAAGTATACATTCAAAGAAATGTTGGACGATGCGAAAAGGGCGGGTCTGACAAGTGACAAGGTCATGATGCGCAGTGCGGAAAGCATGAGCGAGCTTCTGTGCCTTGTGAAGGAAGAACATCCGGAACTGTACTGGAAATTTATGCGTGAGCAACATGGAATCATGTATGGTAATCATTACAATGAAGCTTTTGCGATGTTTGATGTCGGCATGATGAGGTACATTGATAGGGATGGAAAGAAATGTGAGGGTGCGCACTGGACGGCGGAACAGATAGAGGCAAGTACCCGGATGATGGGATTTCCGGCTGGAACTACGAAATGGGACAAGTATGTAGCGTTCAATGCCTTTTATTCCGATCTTTGCACAGTTTATAATGATGAACAGATCATTAAAGGTGCTCATAAGTTCTATTTTGAGGATCAGGACTGGGGGGACACAACAAAGATTTGGGATTATGTGTATTGCAAGAATGCAATGGTCTGATTCTTTGTAACAGACGGTTTGTGCTTATCAAAAACCGAACCGTCTGTTTTTGATAAGCACTATGATTCCAGTTTTTCCCGTATTTCCTTCAGAAGCCGGAAAGAGCCTGCCATCTTGTAATTCCCAAGATTCTGTTCTGCCTGCATTATAAGGCTTTCTACTGTCAGAGGGAGGTCGGGAGAAAATGAGGATTTGTTGATTTGCAATGTTTTAGGTAATTCTCTCGTATTAAACCATTCCACCATTTCCCTTAATTCTTCCTCTGAGTAAGCTTCATGTGTTTTTGCATTTTTCATAATGATCTTGTTTTTGATTTCCGCAAAGATAGTGATTTGAAAGCAAATCGCAACAGGAAAGCCGCAACAATAAACGCTTCTTCATTCTGCCAAATTCCTGCCAAATGTTGCCAAGTATGCCAGATATGCTAGATACTGACACAATTGGTGTATGTTGTTGATGTGTTTCTTGCGCCACTTATATAATAGCCTCATCTTTGCCATACTGAGAAAAATTTATTGTTTAATTTTTGGGGCTTTATAGAAAAAGAATGTATATTTGCAATACCTTACATAATATCCAATGGCGAGCGGAAGCCTGCCCAAACATATTGCAGGCATTTTTTATGCTTGTTTGTAAAGCGTTGCAATATATACTTATTGCGGCTGTCACCCCCGTGTGGAGAAGTTAATGCTCTCCCTGCCTTTGGATAGGTGTAAGGTAACGGGACAGGGCAGCCGTTTTTTACTTGCCTATAATGCCATTAAAACCTTATATATCCATGGCAGATTTAGTATTTCAAAACAGTAATGGTAATGATGTTACTACTTCTTTAATCGTTGCACAAGTGTTCGGGAAAGAACACAAAAATGTAGTGAGAGATATTGAAAACCTCTCATGTTCAGAAAATTTTAATCGGCTCAATTTTGAGCGCATTACCTACAAGGATGCACGAAACAGAGAACAGACCGCATACGAAATGACCAAAGACGGTTTCAGCTTCCTTGTCATGGGGCACACGGGCACAAAAGCTGGAGAGTTCAAGGAAAGGTTCATCAACGAGTTCAACAGACGGGAATTCTTGCTAAAGGATGATGATTACATTTTAATGCGTTCCCAGCAGATTCTACAAAAACGTTTGGAAGCGTCTGAAGAAAAAATCAAACAACTTGAATCCCAAGCCGAACAGCAGCAGGAAACTATCGAACTCCAACAGAAAGAACTTACACAATCCGCTCCGAAAGTCAGCTACTACGACAACCACTTGCAAAGCGTGAACGCTCTTACCACAACTCAAATAGCAAAAGAGATAGGTATGTCGGCAGAGAAACTGAATAACAAACTGAAAGAACTTGGAATACAGTTCAAGCAGTCTGGGCAATGGCTTCTTAAATTGCCCTACGACAAATGGGGTATGCACGAAACGAGAACCAATATTTTCACAAGTGAAAGAGGTAATACCCATACCAACACGTATACGGTCTGGACGCAGCGAGGTAGGCGATTTATCATAGCCCTATATGAAAATGATTGGAGCGTGAAGAAAGCTATCAAGCAAATAAAAGGTGAGCTGAATCCAGCCGCGTAATTTGAATTTTACTTATTAATTAATCCAATGTATTCCCCGTCTTGCTTATGGCAGCGGGGTGGTTCGTCACACCCCTAATAGTTGTGATTTGCAACCGTTACAATTAATTTAAAATGAATTTTATTATGAACAACAAGGATATTGAGGAAATGAAGAAACTGGTTCTTATGGTGCTGGAGGAGAACAGGATATTGCGTGAGATGCTTGCCAAGGAGTGGGAGCGGGGAGGATGTCATGCTCCCATGACTTTGAGCAAAGGAGGAAAGTGAACGGGAGCCGGCTGTTAACAGCCGGCTTTTTATTCTGTATTACTTGTAGAAGATTCAGGAGTGTGTGAACGTATCAAGGATCTAGCTATTGCAAATTCAGATTCCGCACCGGTATTTTCATTTATTGAAATATGATAGAGACCGGCTGCATAATATGCCAATGCTCCTGCATATTTGTTATGAAGGTTGATTTCTCCGTTTTCTGAGATTGAAGGAGTTGGAATATACCTGAGACTGTATCCCCCCTGTTCTTTTACTGCATGGGCAATGATTGACCTCATGGTATCGTTGGTGATGAATGCTACCGGTATTGAGGGACCATTACCTACACCGGGAGCTGATGAATATTGTGCGCTGTATAGTGGCGAATTGTCCGGATATAACATAGTGACCGGATATCTCCACCCAGTCAGGTTCACACTGACAAGCCTGATATAGTCCGCAGGTATTTTTATGTAGGCAAAAAACAAACCGTCAGGACGTTTCTTAAATGAGATTGAGGATGAATCTGTCATTTCCGAAGCTTCGGCCATCACCCCTTCGTCATTCATCAGTGCGAGTAGCGCGAGTCTGATGAACTCTTTTAATGCCTCATCGGTCTCAATCGTGAAACTGTCTTCTTCTGTCGCACTCTCATTGATGATTGTGCGTAAAGTCTTTAGTATATCTTTGACAGGTATCATGAGGCTTAGTCTAATGGATAATTGGGAAATTGTATGCCGTGTTCTTTGCATAATGAGGACAGAGCCTCCTTATTTCCACATTGCGAGCGCGGTACTTTGAATCTGACCTCAAAAAAATCCTTCGCTTCAAGGAATGAGGTCACATTTTCAATATCCTCTTGTATGTCTCTGTCTTCTTGAATGCCTTTTTCTTTGGTCGGTTCTGCACTTTCGGATTCTTTTTCTTCCTGGTTGGAAGATGCCGGAGGAATATAGGTGCACATCCGTTTTCCAAGGATGCTATATCTCTGTTTTACCTCTGTTTTCTGTAATACGTCATTTTCGTCATGTATTACATCTTCATCTTCTTCTATTGTTTCGGTAATGCGTCCTTCCCGGTACCACTTGTGCGCCCTGATTTTCTCTGCCAGTTCTCTATCCGTTGTATGATAGGTTGATTTGCCACGGAAAAAGGCGGAGAAGTTGATGTACATCATCCGTCCGCAGTGAATGACAGCGAATGACAATGAGGAGTTCGCAACAAATTTATAAAGTTTCTTCATACATTTATAATAATGATGAGGTGGATTTCTCCACCTCTGATGATGATTAAGTTCTATTATGCAGCCTGGGATTCAGGGACCGGAATCTCAACATATTCCGGAATGGACAGACGCGCGTGGGCATCTGGGAATCCGAGCGTCCAGCAGGAGAACTCTTGCATGACAACAGCGTCACTGTTACTGATGAACAGTTCCTTCAGGTTGTATGTGCTACGCTCCCAGTTTTGGAATACCCATTTGTCAAGATATTCAGGATCGAGAGAGAAGCCTCTTCCGTTGAATCCCCAAGCGTTGAACAGGTCATGGCGGTAAAACAGAAGTTTTGTTCCCATGCTTTCGAATGACTGGAAGTCAAGTCTCCATTTGTTGTAGTCACGTTCCGGTTCGAAGATGCGTGTGCGGTTGTTGGTTTTGATTTTGCATAATGCTGCATAGATAGTATTGTCAACAAACACAAGTTTTGTTCGGCTTCCATTACCGGCACCTTCAATGATGCGTCCTACAAGGTCTACAAGCTCGTCCTCCGAGATTACATATTGCTGCACATATTTTCCTTCTTCCACCACAGGATTTCCGGCAGAGTCAAGCACTTTCTCCCAATGTCCGATTTCAAGGTCTTTTCCGGCGCGGTACCAGATACCTTCGCAAGTATATACATTGCCTTGTCCGTTCACCGCATGTTTGCTCTTGATTCCGAACAGTCCGGAGGCTTCCATACCGATACGCATGTCTTCCATTGCCATCCGTTCCACACGTGTGAATGACCATTCCACCTCGGTCTTACTCAACCGGTCATAGATAGTCTGCTCTACCTGCATGATAAAACGCTGGCAATATTGTTCGTCCGGTGATGGAAGCTGGTAATACCTTCCTGTAGACACATCCTTTTCAGCGGCCGCGCGCCCCATTCTTAGAAGGACGGTACCCTTTGCAAGGGTCGGAATAAGATAAGGATTCTTATTGTTTGATTGTTTCCCGTTTACAGCATAGACAAGCGGAAGGTTGGTCTCACTGTTGATTGCGTGCACGCGCAGCATCAATGGGTGTTCAGGATCCACTTCATCGGTACCGGATTTGTAACCGGAAACAAACGTTCCGTCAGCGTTCAGGACAAGAAGCGTATCCATTGCGCCCACAATGTTATTATCCTCCAGTTCTATCGCTTTCGGAGTCTCGGTAGTCATGGCTTCAAGCTGCTTGGCAAGGGTAGCCCGTAGCGGACGCTGTCCGACACTGTAGTACTTGATTACGATGCTGTCCGATTTGTTTGTCGCCCCATGGCGCAGAATCTGATCAATAGGCGTGCCGGTAAACTTCATCTCGACAATTGTCTTGTCGATCTGCTTCACGTACCATTCCGCGTCCATGATTTTCTCGTTCTTTGTTACGGAACTTTCCCCGCCTACTACCTTTCCGCCATCCCCTAGATCCTGGACTGAGCCTCCGTCCGAAACATCGGCGGCACATGCATAACCTCCCCCGGTCGCTCCGGCAAGGAACATGAGCAATACGGAAAAGAAAAATTTGAATGTTGATTTTAACTTTTTCATTGTTCTCGATTTGTTTTTAAATTTATAAATAAAAGTTGTGATATGAGCCTGAAAGCGATAGACGATTAAATACGTCTCTTCATGTCTTTATAACGTTGTAGGGTAGGATCCTCCACTTTTTCCTCACCTCCTCCGTTCCCGCCTCCTCCAAGGTCCGTCGGAGCTTTTTCCGCAAGATTCCTGTGTATAGCTCCCGGACGTGCGGTACGTCCCTGTTTACGTCCTTCCTCTCGGGCGGCTTCTATTTCCATATCCATATTGAAGGCATGGATGATTCTTTTCCAGTCTTCCGTATCCAGTTCGTGCCGGATAATTTTATGAATGATACCGTCTGTATCCTGTGTTCCGTACAGCCATTCCAACATGGAAACTACATTCGCCTCATCAACATTGACCTGCCGCACAGCTTCTGTCAGTGCCTCATCTGTTTTGCGCAGCTTCTCTTCCGCATCTCTTTTTCTTTTTTCCTCATCGGCCGCCTCCTTTATCCGGGCAGCTTCTTTCTCTTTTGCTTTTTTGATGGCCTCTTCCGTTGTTGCAGCTTCCCTGATATCATCCCCGTAATTGGTTATCAGATATTCCACAAGAGAGAACGGTTCACCGTTCTCATCCATGCCGCTTGCCAGACCGGTCAGGATGCCGGCGGCTCTTGAATCTTCCGCAAGAACCTTGTTGAGGTTCTCTCTCTGTGATTCACTGTCGTCATAGCGTCTGAAAGAGTCATCAAGGAACTCGCCGACTGCGAGGTCGTCCTCAAGGTCGAGGTCCGGATTTCTGGATGAAACAATATCTCTCCATGATTTTCTTTCTTTTTTTTCTTCCATGATATGTCATTGTTGTCTTATACTGACAAATTTAGTAGTATTAGTTCAAGCCGGATTGATATAATGCAATCTACAGGAAGTACATTCGCTATCATTTAAACAGGAGGTCACATGAAGCACAAGGGAAATATTAGCGAAATACAATTAATAAGGAACAAGGAGATTGTACGTACATTCATTGAATTGAAAAAGACGTGTACATTCTCTTACTACAAGGATATATGCAAGGAAATTGCGGGTATGAAGGCGAAGCAGCATTATGTCAGTGAGGACCGGGCTTACGTGATCTTATACAGATATCTGACTGAAGGCAATATACCTGATTGCAGTCTGTATAAATATGAAATGTATTCCAGCCTGATCCGCTGTTGCCTTGATATCATGAAAAAAAAATCGGAGGCGAATCTCCGTCTTATCGTAAGACTTGCGATAGAGAGACCTTCTGATTCATTTGGGATAAGTCCTGACCGTATACAGCATATTTTATGGAAAGCTGGGATGAAATAGGTATATCACTATGAAAATGAGATATTCCATGGGGCTTTACTTGTGCATGACCGTGTTGTTGCCGTATCATGAATTCCTGTCAGGAAGTCACTGGCTTTATATGTTCGGACATGCCGGATGGCTTCATTATCTTTTGAACGGGATGGCATGGGCTTTTCTATGGAAGGTGATAACCCCTGCACGGACGCTGGTCGCATGGATGTTCGCTGTCGGAATATCATTTTTCATTCCTTCCGGCAGTCCTGTGATCGGATGGAGTGTCATTATCTACTATTATACGGGCTTGTGCCTGTCCTCCATGGATGGGGGAAGGCGTAATAGGCTGTTTGCCATAACCGCTCTCGGTTTCTTTCTGCCGCATATTGCGGGTGGATATCATGCGGCTATGCTGGCGGCCGGATGGATATTGCGTAAACTGGAGGTTGGATGGCAAAGAACATTAAAATAAACCATATAGAAACTCTTTTCTCAGCTGTTGTCATAAGGAATGCGGAGGAGATGATCCGCAGGAACCGTGAACGGGAAGCGGAACTGTTCAAGTCCTATAACCCGTTGACAGGGGAGAACGCTCCCGGAAAACGGAAGAGGATATGTCTGGATGATTTTGTAAATTCATCTGTTTTCCTTCCTGTCGAGATGTTCTCCACCGGTTTTATCTATAAATTGAATCTTGCCGGAAGTATAGAGGAGTTCTGCTGGCAGACATACGGGGAATATAATGAGGACCTTCGTAATACTGTCATTCAGGAGTTTCTCCGTTACTGGGCCAAATACGATTTTTATTTCTATTGTTATGCGTATGCGCGTATCAAAAACAAGGAAGGAGGGGAGGATGTGCCTTTTCTTCTGCGTCCGGCGCAGGTAAAGCTGGCTGAGACGTTTGAAAGAATGCGCCGTGCCGGCAAACCTATCCGTGTCATATTGCTGAAAGCCCGCCAGTGGGGAGGATCCACATGTACACAGATATACATGTCATGGATACAGATAATGCATGTGAAGAGTTGGAACAGCATTATTGTTGGACATCAGGGGGATAGCGCAGCTGAAGTGAAGGATATGTATGTCAAGCTCATAACTCAGCTTCCTGAATTCCTTTTTTATGAAGAGGGGATAGAGTTTGACGGCTCTCTTCCGAAGATCAAGGGAGGGGGAACTTCTAACATAAGCCTTATACCTTCCCGGAACTGCAAAATCAAGACGGCAACCGCGATGAATCCGGAGGGCGCCCGTGGTGGTGATTCGGCCATGGCGCATTGTACGGAGGTGGCGTTTTGGCCTCAGACGGAAAAGATGGATCCGCAAAAACAGGTGAAATCATCCTGTTCGGGAATCCTGTACAAACCGTATACGATGATTGTGTATGAAAGCACGCCGAACGGGCAGAATTTCTACAAGGATGAATGGGATCGTGCCAATGGAACGGATGATCATGGGGAGAGACTGTCCGCATTCGAGCCGTTGTTTGTCGCATGGTGGGAGATAGAGGAATACCGTCTCGATCCGAAAAATATGCTGGAATGGGCCTGTACCCTGATAGAAAGGCGTAACGATAAGTCCGGAAACTGGGACTATATGTACTGGCTGTGGACTATTGGAGCGACATTGCAAGGCATCTACTGGTACAGGCAGAAGATGAAGGAGTATGCGGACATACAGGACATGCAACAGGAGTATCCGTCCGATCCGGTGGAGGCATTCAAGTATTCCGGGCAGCTTGTATTTGACATTTACAAGGTAGAACAACTCAGAAGGTTCTGCCGTGAGCCGGTATTCCAGGGGGATATTTCCGGAAAATCCCCGAAAGGTGAACAGGCTGTCGAAGGGCTGAAACTGTTCAGGCGTAAGGGAGGGGAATTGAAAATATGGGAGATGCCAGACAAGACATGGAGGTTGGAAAACCGCTACTTTGTGTCAGTTGATATCGGGGGGAAATATAGGACGAGTGATTACTCTGTGATTACTGTGCTGGATCGAGCGGATATGATGGCCGATAGCGGAGTGCTCAATGAGGACGCTGGACCGCGTGTGGTGGCGGAATGGTACGGGCATACAGATCCGGACCTGCTTGCGATCAAATGTGCGCAGATTGCGTCATTCTATAACAATGCTCTGCTCATTGTCGAGAACAACACGGCGTACAGTAAGCTTAATGATGTAGACACAGACAACGTCAGCGAATTGTTCTTTCCCATTCTGATCCCTCTTTATGATAATGTATATGCTCATAATCGGAGCGAGTTGGAAAAAAGAAGCCAGAAAGAAACCAGATGGGGGTTTAATACCAACCGTAATACAAAAGTGGCCATTATTAAGTATATGGAACAGTGTGTGCGTGACAAACTGTGGATAGAGCGTGAAACCGGAATGATAAAGGAACTGGGATGGTACATGAAATATCCGAACGGCAAATACGGCGCGCTTGCAGGAAAGCATGATGATCGGGTAATGAGCAGGGCAATAGGATTATACGTGAGCCGTTTTGAATGGGACAGATATCCGGTGAGGGTGTTGCCCACTATGGAAGAGAAAATGAATAACATGAAACGCCTCAACAGGTCGGCGACGGGTGCGGAGGCTATATTATATAAAAATTAGTAACATTATGGGAAAAATTAAGTTGTTTTTGAAGGCGGTAAAAAGCCTTGTGCGGAAACGCAGGATCGCAAGTCTGTGGAAGTCCAGCTTGTTGCTGAAAAAGGCGATAGAAGAGGCTGAGGAAAAGAATAAACAGGACGGAAGGCGTTATTTTGTCATATGGGATCCTGCACAACAGAAGCTCATCTCTATCACTTATGATTATTATAAGGACAGGTGGGACAGTTATAAATATCTTCTTCACCGGGGAAGGTTCCGTATGCGAATGAACCGAGGGCAGTTGAAAGAGATGTGCTTTTATTACACGAAAAGCAAGAACGGCTTACCTTCCTGTCAGGACGAGGAAAGAAAGGAGAAAATAATAGAATGGCAGAATTATTATCATCGTCTGCTGGTTAGTGACAGGATTCGTGTTATTTCTCGTTGCTGGAATTTAAAGTCATTATGGAAGAAGATAACTTTGCGCTCAAATAAAATAGCACATAGGTATTAGTTTAAGGTTTTAGGGGCTCGGGCTTGTGAAAGTCTGAGTTCCTTTTATTATATACATTTCATTGTGAAGCTCTTGCTTATCTTTGAATAATAAAAAATATATTTATATGGAAAGATTTGATTCTTGCTTTCATCCTCATAATGCATGTGATCCTCATCCGAATGAATATCATGAAAATATTCATTATACGCCTGATCAGATTAATGCATTGCTGGGGCTTATTCCTTATAAGGCGGACAGAGCCGAAGTCCCTAAAATGGAAACGTTGAACGATGTCAATTATATAGGTCATGTAGCAACTTCCGAAGCGTTGCCGGACAAGATGGAACAACCGTCATGGGCACTTGTCGGCAGTGTGAAGAAAACAAAGCCGTACTTCTACTATGTTGAAGGATTTGTTCCTAAAGGATATCGGGCCGGATGGAATGATTTGAGCGGTGTTCTGGGAACTTATGATCTCACAGTCGATAAGGTGAGCATCTTCGATTATAATCTGCTGACTGAATATAATGTAAGCCGTAATCATACCCAAGATACCCGGATATTCTCACATGATTGGAAGGAACAGAGATATTTCAGTGCATTTCCTGATTATGTTGAAGGGAAGAAATACAGACCCTGTGATCGTGTCAACATGCCGGGGTACACAAAAACGTCGTTTGTAGCACAACGAAGCACGTCCAAGGCCCCTTTTGTTGTAAAGAAGAGCAATGTGTTTACTTTTGAAGATGCCATAGCGCTTGTACCGGAGGAATACAGAATACCCGGCATGAAGGTCACGTTTGTTTCTGCTTACACCAATCAGGCTGAAACATGGTATTTTAAGGGAAATTCTGCTTCGCTTTGGAAAGACAAGAAAAGCTGGTGGAAGATTGATTTAGAGGCGGAGCGTAATGAGATTCATGCTGAAGAGGTATTCATTGAGAAGATGGAAGCACCGGAGATGGTGGCTGATAGGGCTATAGCGGATGAGAACGGCAACCGTATACCGGACACTTATCTTACACGCAAAGCTGTCAGACGTCACATTGAGGATACATTCAATGATATGTTCATTGATAATCCTCCTACCGTGATGGACGGGATGATAACGCCCGAGATGCTTAGTGAATCCACCAAACAGCTTATCGGTAACAAGAGCATAACCAATTTTGCGGATGATGAGGATATTACATCGGTTCACGGTCAACTGAAACTGGCTAATAAAAGGTATGATCCGAATAATTACTCAGGGAAGGGAAGATGTTATCTGCGCAAGAATCTTGTGGCAGGGCGAAATATTCTGACCCAGTCCATGATATGTTGGTCTGATACGATTTATGTCATACAGTATGATTATGATTTGGAGGGGAAAACTATCACTATTCCGTCAAAATGCACTTTAGATTTTCAAGGAGGGGGATTTAGTAATGGTACTGTCGTTGGCGACAATACCAAAATTGAAGCAGGATTGGAAAAGATATTTGGTGCTATAACAATAAATGGTAGCTGGGATGTGGCGGCAGCTTGTCCTGAGTGGTTTGGGGCACTTCCAGATGGAGTACATGATTGTACTGAATCTATACAGGATACCATTAATAATTTTGATATTGTTAAATTAAACAATGGAATTTATTTTATAGGTAATACGATTCAGGTAAGAAGTAATATTACTTTGTTTGGAGAAAAAGGTAAAACTATCATAAAATCTCCAACTACTAAGGAGTTTGATGTAAATGATTTACCAAATGCGAATACCCTTCCTTATATTTTTTACTCTGAAAAAGCTGTGAAAGTTCTATTTAGAGGGCTTTCTTTTATATTGGGGGATTACTATAATGGTATAGGTTTTAGGCAAAGTGTCAATGGGGATACGGATGAGTGGGACGCTAAAATATATGTAGAAAACTGCCATTTTGAGCATGGGTATAGAGCTGTAAGTATTGAAAGGACTTATAGAGAATGTAGAATAATAGATTCTATCTCATATTACGCATGCGGTGACTATGCTTTTTTTATGGAAGGAACTGATAATTCTATTCATAATAGTACGGTTGGGAGTTGTCAACAAGGAGGTATTTATTTATCTCAAAATTCAAGAATGTCTAATTGTAAAGTTTTTGTTGCCAATAAAGCCTGGAGATATAAATATGATGCTGTTACTCCTAGAAGTAAATACGCAGTTTATGTAAGTGGCAGTTATTGCAATGTAACAGGCTTGGATATTCAACAAAATTGTGCAAATGGTATTTATGTGGGAGGACATGATAATTATATTCAAGCTGTTCTGAATGCTAATGGGTATCAAAGAGATAAACAATCCTCAATATTATGTGCTAATGCCGTTTTGAAGTGTAGTAATAGTATATTAATATTTACTTCAACCACAGGCTTTTTAAATAGTTATGTATCTCATTATCTATATTCTGTAGGAAGCCCAGCTTATGCTGTTAAAGGTAATTATATAAATATAAATACGCATGATGAACCAGGAGAAGATACTCCTTATGTGTTAAGCAATTTTTCAGCTTTTAATAATATAATATTTAATGGAGCGAATATAACTAAATGCCATAATCTTCCTGAGGATTTTGTTAAAAACAACATTCATTCAGAAAATGTATCTAGGGGAGAAAGAATGTATGTTACAGTTGGTGCTGGTAAAGCGGTTTCTTTTGATTTGGATGTTACAACTTTTATCACACAATATACTGTTATACATCAGTATTTAACTTTTATAGTTAATCCGTCATTAGCAGTCGTAGATACGCCCTTGTATGAAGTTGGAAGATATAAATTAATAGTAAATGTTGACAACATAGATTATACTCTGAAAACCGATATGTTCCAAAACGGGTTAGTATCAATAGAATCTATTAAATATTTATACGATATAATACCGGATCCGAAGGATTCACGGTGTAAATTAAGATGGGAATTAGCAAATACAAGTAAATCCGCTATAAACTTGGCAATTGATTACCCTATAATTGAAATATATAAAAATAATACAGGTTATGGAAACAGTTATGAAACTAATATTATTCCGACGGATTTGAGTAAAGATTTTTGTAAGGATAAGAAGGGAATTTATGGGAAAGTTGCAGATAATACTTATGATATTAATTTGGGGATTATAAGGTTTAATAATGCAATTTCTGATTCTCCGGAATCTTATGAATACATTAAGATAACTAAAGTTCCGACAAGCGGTTTTCGTTTTTTATATTCGACATATAGGATATTAACCGAATATTCTTTGCTATATGTAGATAATAAATTGTATATACTATCTGATAGATACGATACTGGCAATGATTCTTTTTTAAATATAAGATGGATATTTGACCCTGTTTCTTATACATTAGACATTTGGATTAAAGTTTCTTCAAAATATGGCAAATTGATAGTGAGAGATACCAAATGGGCTACTCTTAACACTTATGAGTGGTTCCCTAAAAATACAGATCCATATCCGGTAGAGGCTGTTGATGCTGAATTTATTACCTCGGATATACTTACTTTGCCTGATACTTTAATTGGGATAAAAACCTATGATACGTTTGGAAATATATTAACTTGGTCTAAGTCTGATTGGTTAAATCCTGACGGAACTTTAGTGACAAAGGTTGTTTTCGCAAGTAAATTAAATGATTTTATTAAAAGTAATACTATATATAATATTATCAGATATATAGATTTGGAAGGAAAAACTCTTACTGTTCCTGATAATAGCGTGCTTAATTTTATTGGAGGTACTATTGGAAATGGAACTATAATTGGAAATAAAACTAAAGTCATAAATCTAAATGTTGATAGAATTGTTTTATCAGGGACTTGGTTTGATTCAGGAATTACTTCTAATAGACCTACTAATGTTTTAGTAGGATTTCAATATTTTGATAGTACATTGTCGAAACCTATATATTATAAAGGTAATAATGAGTGGGTTGACGCTACTGGGGCGACAGTATAATAACGATAATTAAAATAAAAGCCATGTTACAAGGATATCAAATAAGAATGCTAGAAGAGTATAAGCAACTTAATGACCGGGTAGAAAAGTTGGAGAAATTCATCAATGAATCTCCAGTGTTTTCTAAAATGGAAGTGCATAAACAAATACTTCAGCGTTGGCAACTGTCGGCAATGAAATCATATCGTGATGCCTTAAAGAGAAGATGTCTGGCAGAAGGATTTTCTCCGTTGACTGGGGATGGTCTGGAATAAATGTTAATTCTATAACTTTTTTAAAAAACATCATGGAAGATAACAACATACAAGATTCTTGCTGCAACAGCAAGTATGCAAGTATCAGGCAGATGGACAAGCTTGATGAAATGTTGGGAAGAAGATTCCCTTTCTATCCTCGTACAGTGATACAGGCGGTACATGACGGAAGAACCGGCGCGTCGTTGGAAGCGATACTGGCACAGTATAACAATATTTATGTGCAGTATCAGGGTACAGCGGGACGTACGAGAAATATTGTTCCGAAAGAAATGAGGCGTAAGGGGATCATCATATCATACGTGGATATGCAGGGGAATGCCATAACCGAGAAATGTGTGAATGATGCACAGAGGGACAACTTTCACTGGGGGCTTGATGTCAACTGGGTACGTGTGGACGAACTAACACTCTCTGGAGATATTTCCGTATCGGTAAAAGGCACATGGGTGATTAACGGTGAGGATACCGGCATAGCTGCTTTGGGGCCCAAAGGGGATAACGGACTTACCCCGTGGCTCAAAACGATAGATAACAAGCTTCACTTCTCCTATGATAACGAGACATGGGAGGTGTGCTCGGATTACATTGCAGCTTATTTCCGTTTTCAGGATAACAAATTCCAGATATCGCGGGATAACAAAACATGGTCAGATCTTAGCGGAGAAGTTACAAACAGTTTGTCTATTAAAGCCTATGTAACAGATAAATCACAATATCCTAATCCTAAGCAGGGTGATATGATTATGGTGGGACCTACCTATGAGGACGATGATACCGAACATACCAAGCCCATCTACCACCTGAATATTTATAATGCCGGCGGATGGGTGAATAACGGTCCGTTCCAGTCCATCAATGCCGGTGTGGTGCAGGAACTGGGGGATAGCGAAACTGAAGTCATGTCACAGAAGGCTGTAAGTGAGAAATTTTCCGAGTTAGAAGAAACATTAAGTAAATATTTACTATTCAACAATGTCGATGTCGCAAAAGCTGTACAAGAAATATACATACCGGAAGAAATATTCCATAAATACCCGGATGGAGTGTATTTATGGAATATTGGTAAATTAAGGGATGGCAACATAACAGTACAAATTTATGGCCTTAAAAGTGACGGTTCGAACGAAAAAATAGTTGATGGATATTATGATGATTTTGGGAATGTAGAGAAATATACAGATAACGGAGCATTTATAATTGATATGACTAACTTAGACCAAACAGCGGGAGCATACCAAAATATTAAGATACCTATAAAAGAAGCTGCGACTATCATAGAAAACTCACCACGAATATCATACAAATTAGGATTGTCAAAATCAAATATATCTGATAAGTCATTAGTTGCGGATGTTGCATTGTATAATAATAGATATATATTAACACCTAACATTGAAGTCGCAAAAGCTGTACAAGAAATATACATACCGGAAGAAATCTATAATAAATATCCTTATGGTGTGTATTTGTGGAATATAGGGAAAAAAGGTGGAACTGAGGATACTGTCAGAGTACAAGTATATGGTATGCTTACTGAAACTCAGAATGAAAGAATTATAGAATCTGTATTTTCAACGTTTGAAAAAGTGCAAATTGTTTCTGATAATGGTTCATGCATTATTGACCTTTCACAATTAGACCAAACAGCAGGAATATACGATAACATAAAAGTACCTGTTAATAAAGACGTGACTATTATAGAAAATTCACCTGTATTATCCTATATAATTGGTAAATCCCGGTCAAACATATCGGACACTTCTGAACGATGTAATTATTATCTATCAACAGATAATTATGACGTTATTAAAGCCGTTAAGGAATTATATGTAAAAAAAGAAATATATGACAAATACGAACAAGTAGTGTTGTATAATATTGGTAAGCTAAAAAATGGCAACATAACAGTACAAATTTACGGTCTGAAAAGTGATGGAGGACAAGAAGAAATAAAAAAATTCTATACTGAAAGTTTTGGTGAAGTTGAATATATTTCAAATGATTGCTCATTTATAATTGATTTGTCAAACTTAGACCAAACAGCGGAAGCATACCAAAATATTAAGATTCCACTTAAAAAAAACGTTACAATTAAAGAATATTCACCAATAATATATCAAAAATTATCAAATAATCAATGGTATGGGAAAAAGATAATTTGGCTGGGAACATCAGTTCCTTATGGACAATATGCTACTAAGTCATACGCACTTGAAGCTGCCAATAGACTTGGATTTAATCTTATTAATACTTCAATGCCAGGACAAAGAATACATGGTTACTATGATGAAGAACATGACGTTATCATGGGTGGACAAGGAACGATAGAAGAACCAACAAATGCTTATGCTACAACCCTTTCAAAGGCTGAATATATTGCTGCCAAAGAAGCTGGTGTAAGTACAGCCGAAATAGCTTCTTCTTCATCGCCATGGGAGCCAAATAAAGGAGGAAGTTCATATACGCGGACTTGGGAAAATATCTTTGTAGAAGAGAACGCCGACGCAGATTTATGGGTATTCGATGTCGCGCCTAACAATACAAACTTTGAAACAACGGACTGGGATTTATTTGACAAAGAAAATTGGAGATATACTGATGATTCTGATTTTTCTGAACATAGACTTACTTTTTTAGGCGCCTTACTTTTCCTGATGAATAAAATGTATGAATTAAACCCGAAAGCAAGATTAGTTTTTGTATTAGGTACGACTTACGCATATAACGAAGGTAAATCCAACTTAGAACTTGTACGTAACGCTTGGAATGTACACATTATAGATTTATGGGGGAAAATAAATACATCTTTGCCATCAATTAAATATTTATATTCTGAATATACAGGTGTTGATGGAGGGAAAAAAATTAATAGACACCCATCAACATTTGGGCATGAAAAAATGGGACAAATGTTAGCAAATGAGTTATTGTTAATTTCTTAGATTAGTAGAGTAACTAGAAAAGTTTTTTTTGTAAATAAGCCAACTGGCGCAGTCTGTTTCTGCGCCAGTTGGCTTATGCTTTAATGTACTTCCGTATGCTCTTGTTTGTTAATTATTTAAATTAAATAAATTTTCGAAGCTTCCATCACTAAAGGCCGTTTCTAAGTTGTGTATCTTTTTGTCTCTTCCCTCTTTTAAAGAGGTTATATGTAGAATGTTTGCTGCAACATCCCAAGTTTCTAATCCGAATTTATTAAGATACTCTTCTACTGCTTTGTCTATACCGCCAAAATCATTTGTAGTGTCCAATCCTGCTACAATAATTGCTTTTTTCTCTGCACTGACACCAATACATTGAATGGAATCAAGTCCTTTTTGCTTTACCCTATAGTAGTTGAATACAGTTGTCTCTTTACCGTTTTCTTTCACTATCTTTTTCATGAAAGGAAGTTCTGGAGATTGTTCTGGTAAAACTACTAAATCCCAATTTATAGTTATTGTTTTACCTGGAACTTCAGTGAATACAGTATCAATACCATCCATATTGCTTGAAGAAACTGTTTTATTAGCTTTATTGCCACAACTAGCAAATACAGCTAAACATGATAAAAATAAAAATACATTTTTCATAATTATTAATTTTAAGATTTTCATAATCGCAAATATAGCGATTTGTTCATGAATGTAAAATATTTGCATGGAATTTATTATCTTTGCATCGCACATAGCGATGTGCATCAGGATTTGGACGGTTTCGATATAATTTCGGACCGTCCTTTTTTGTTTTCACACTGGTTGGTCTTGTGTATGTTTATCTAATATGTGACAAGGGCAACTGTCTTTCCCAGATTGCCGCCCTTCCTGTTCAATAATGATTAGTAATCAGGTATAACAAAGGTATACAAAGATATAAAACAATCTTATTAAAAATAATCGGTAATGTAAAATCTTGTGATTTATATTGCAAATTACAATTATATACGTATTTTTGTGCAAAAAATATAAAGTATATGAAAAGGTTGGTTATAGCCTCATTGTTTCTGCTTCCTTTTTTTGCGGTAGGGGTGGGGATGACATCATGCGGTGATGCCGCTAAAGTGTATATTTGTACAGGTCCGAAAGCCAGGGTATATCACAAGACGGACGAATGCCGTGGGCTGGACAGATGTTCGGGAGATGTAGAATCCGTAAGTCTTGAACAAGCTAAGGGTATGGGTAGGAGAGAATGTAGAATATGTTATAAATGAGTGGTATGAAAAGTTACTATGAAATACTTCAAGTAAGCCGAGATGCTAAAATTGATGAGATATTGGCAGCCTATAGAAAAAGAGTGTTGGAATCCCATCCTGATAAAGGAGGAACCCCCGATGAATTTCAGATGGTGAGAAAGGCTTATGAAGTATTGTCTTCAAACCGAAGGATGCTATATGATGGATGGCTAAAAGCTGAAGAAGAAAAAGAACGGATAGCAAAAAGGAAGAGGGAAGAAGAAATAGAAAAATATTGGAATGGCATCATTGTACCTAAAATAAAATCCTATGCAAAGGATATATTGAATCAATATTGCGATAACTGTTCTTTAAAATGGGTTATTTTAAGTTCATTTGATTCTAATTCCACAATCTTTTCCAATCCTCCATTAAAGCCAACAGTGAAAGGTGGAGCTTTGGCTATTAAAAATGCTATATTGACAATAAAAGATGTGCATACCTCTTTTAGTCAAATAGATATAATAAAACTTACTGCAATATGTGATGCCATTATTAAAGGGAGCATTAATATTAATGAAACTGATAATGGCTCTGAATTTGAAAGAAGAAAGAATATTTATAGAAAAAATATAGATGCTTTCTTGAAACGATATTGTGAAAGTGAGGCCTTGTATTCTCGGATAAAAATGCAATTGGAATTAAACAGCTCTATCTATTCAGATCTTAATGAAACTGCTGCAAACGAGGTAATTTCTGCTGAAATAATAAAAAGGGCTATAGCGATAGTTAAAGCAAAAGGCGTTCCTTATAATTTTAAAGGTCTTATTAAATTAGAATCTATTTGCAATAAAATAATATTAGGCAAAATCCATATAAATAAGTCAACAGACAAAAATAAGGAGGATGAATCTGGAAATTTTATTCAAAAACACTTTTATTCATTTATAAGATTTGTGTTTTTTATTATTGCATGTGTTATTATATATATGGTTTATTATGAAATAGATAAAGAATGGTCTCGCGAAATAAAAAGTGCGAATGAGGGGAAAACCTTGTCTAATATGAATGAAATGGGAGCTTCCATAGATAAAAAAAAAGTTTATCCTAAGCAATGGTCATACGATTTTTCTGAGAAATCTAAACGGGAAATTCCTAAACAGCACCAAAAATCAGATAATACCAATTCTAGTGGTACGGATATGACATCAGAGTATATTGAAAGACATTTCTCAACAGGTGATATTCCGTTCAAATCATTTTATGGAAGAGGACTGTATGATAGTATTTCCTTAAGCGAATTGAGATTGATAAACAGCACGTCAACAGATGCCGTTGTCTTATTGGAAAACATTTCGGGGGAGATTATAAGGAATGTTTTTGTAAAACAAGATAATTCGTATACGATGAGACAAATACCTGAAGGAAGATATATTGTGAAAATAATGTATGGAAATTCATGGAATTCAGAAAAATATAATGGGAGTGGTATGCCGTCAGGTGGATTTATGAAAAATGTATCGTTTAGTAAATCCAAATGGAAAGATTCTTTTGACTTTATATTTGAAAAGGATGATGATGGAATCAATTATCCTACCTATTCTTTGACTTTGCATAAAGTCAAAAACGGCAACATGTCTACTGAAAAGATTAATAAGGAAAGTTTTTTTAATTAACATATTATGAATAAAAAAATTATGTCTTTGATTATTTCTATAGTTATATCAATTATATCTATGACTTTATTTTCGTGCATTTTGGTTCTTGTAGGACAAGAAGGAACTTTACTGCAATTCGTTTTTATTGGATTGGCAGTGTATATTGGAAAGTATTCATATTCACGTCTTATTGATTACTATAATAGAAAGCAGTAACTTTGGGTTGTAGTTTTGCATTGAAAATGTTGGTTTTGTAAACTTGCCGTAATAGTTTCATCTTTGCATCACGTAACAAGTACCAGATGTTATAGATGATTGATTATTCTGCCAAGAGGGACGTTTAATATATCTTTATCTGTAACTAGCACTTACTACGGATCTTCTTTTGTATTAGTTCTGTTATTTATGAATTAAAAAAATAAATTCATCTAATTAGATATCTACTAACTAATATTACGAAAGAATTTTGATTTACATTTTGAATCGAAATATAATTTAGAAACATATCTAAATTACTATCTAATTGTTAGTCTTATTTTTAGATTAAAAATTAAATATCTATTTTTGCAAAAAAACAAATGGTTTTTGATGAATTTTTAAAACTGAAGGTGAACTTTTAGGGTTCTGTTATTGTTATGATTAATCTAAAGACTAAAGCTGATGAGAATTACGATGCTTTTGTATTATTGAAGGATAATGGCAAACTTAATTCTTCAATACATTGTGCTTATTATTCAGCTTTTTTATTATCTATATATTCATTATGTGTGAGATTTGGATATCTTTATGAAGATATACAGAATAATTCAAGAGGAAAAGATAGTCATGCTTATATCAGGAATGAGCTGGGAAATAAGATACATCAAGCGAAACCATTAGATTGTGTTGAGTTTCACACTTGCCTTGGTAAATTAAAAAAGGAACGGAAAAAAGCTGATTATTCGAAAAATCTGGTTACAAATAAAGATGTAGTAAATATACAAGATACTATAGATAAATTCAGAGATTTGATAATTACAAAATATATTTGATTATGGATGCAGTAAAAGATTTTATCATTGAACGATTAAAGAAACTTAGTAATATGTTCAAGGGCATTTCTATCAAATATGCGTTTGACAGTATAACTGAATTTCATATAATTGAGATATCACCGGAAAATATTAGAAGAAGAGATGATGAATACATAAGGTGGGAGTCTGATATGTGGAATGATTTCTTTGCCATGTTCCCAGATGAGGATTTGCTTATTTCGGAGCCTTGCGAGTCTAATGATATGCATAATGTGTTATTTGACAATATTCCGATTGTGGATAGTGGCAATTTGCTTTATTGTATAGATTTAGATTTTGGTGAGATGGATTCTTTTTTAAATATTGACACTATAGATTTGTTAGCAGCGTGATTATGGCAGAAAAAGTAGCAAGTTTCCGTTTAAAGGAATATAAGATAAATAAGGCTAGTATAGAATTTGATCCTGATAAACCTCTGTCTAAAATGTCAATAGAGATCGAGAGAAAAGGTGATATAGAGGAAAATAATATTTATAGGATAAATATGTATATTGGTGTTTCTGATGAAACGAACAATTTCAAAATCAGTGCAAACATGGTAGCTTTGTTTGAATTTGATTCTGAAATATCTGAAGAGAATAAAACTAGTTTTGTAAATTCGAATGCGCCAGCCATTTTGTTCCCCTACTTTAGGGCATATATATCTACATTGACATCTCTTTCTGGAATGCAACCTGTTATCTTGCCGACAATAAATTTTGCTAGAATGCTGGAACAGCAGGAGAAATAAGATAACATTAAAGGGTTATCATTATTGGTAACCCTTTAATGTTATCGTTTTATTGTCTATACACCTTTTCAACTTCTTTTTTCACTTTTTTAGTGATAGTCTGTTTCTTGTATTTTTTTTCCATATCTGGGTATTCCGGATGTTCTTCCAACCATTCTTTTTTATCTTCGGCTTCGTCATGTTTTCTTTTGAGTTTTAGGAACTCTTTTTCATTTTTCAAAGTTTCCTTCTCTTTTTCATTGAGGTTGTTGATGATGTATTTCTTTTTTATTTCAGAGTCTTTCCTTTTAGATGTTTCGTCTGAATAGGGCAGTTTCTTTCTGTAGTCATTAAACAGTTTTCCAGCCTCATACATCTTGTTCAGATATTCATAAGGTCCCATATCCTTGTATAGTTTCTCGGCCATTTCCTTTCGTTGGGATTTGGGAAGGTTGATTAGGAACATAAAATCTACAAGGTCGGGGCGTCCTTCCCTTATGGCGGATTCGGCTCCCAGATAAATGTTTTCCAGTGTCTCTACATTTAATCCGGCAAATTTCCCTAATTTGGCGGCCAGCTCCCTTTGTACATTCAGGTTGAATCCGTCTTTTACCGCCTCGCTTATCAGATTTGACATCTCTGTAATGAATGAGAGAGGATCATATTTGTTCCCTTGTGATATGGCGTTGACAAACTGTCCAATGGAAGTTCCTCCCAAGGAACTTAAAGCAGCAGATAAAAATATGCTTTTCAATTGTTCATCAGTGAACCATAAATCCTCATCCCCGTCCCCGTATCCGAATATGGCGTAGATATTGGATATGAGTGGTGCTGTGATTCCTGCAATACCATATCCTCCTGCCGCCCACAAGCCTCCCATTACAAATAGTCCGAAGGTGGCTTTCCTCAGCCCGGTAAGATAGCTGCCCATCATTGTTCTTTGGGCTTCGTCTTTATTCATTCCGGATTCAATGTTCAGATTGTATATCCTTTTTGCTCGTGCCATTTCAAGAAGCCCCTCAATACCCATCCGCTGGTATCCTATGTTGCTGCTTTGGTAAGTGGTCAGCGCCTTGTAGAACACATTGCCGCTTGCCTGCATGGGGGACATCATTTCCGGGCTGGAACTCTGCTGGCTTTCATTGAATGCTATTTCAGCGTTGTATTTGGCTAAATTGGCGGCTTCCTCATTGCCCAGACCTCTTTTTTGCGCACGTTTATATTCAAAATTGTAAACGGCTCTCGCTCCGGCCGCACATGTCAGCGCATCAATAAGCTTGTTGGGATACATGCCTGCATTGGTAAGTTTCTCCAGCTTGTTTTTGAATGCATTTTCATCCTTTAATGCTTCGATCCCCATATTTCCCGTATCAACCCGTTCTTCAAAAGAAGGAAGATACTCCTTCGCCCATTTCATGTTTCCTGCCGGGGTGAATATGTATTTGAACAAATCAGCCTGATACCCCGGATTTCCGCTGTATGCGGAAAATGCCGGATAGGAGAGCACCTGCTTCATTGCGGTGTTGAGTCTGAATGCGATATTGGAACCTGCCCAATACCTTAGTATCTTGTTTAGTCCGTTGTTGAGCGAGTCTTGTTTCTGCTTGTCGTTGAAACTCCGTACGGCCACCTCCGCCGCTCTCATGAAGATATCAAACATTCCTTTATGGTTCGCCTCCATATAGTTCTTGAAAGCCTTGCTTCCCCGCAGGAAATTAAGATCCTGGCGCAGCTCAGCCGTTGCCGCCCAAGTTTCCATATCTCTTCCGTATTTTAGCATCAGATCAAAAGCGTTTCTGCTAGTGTCCACCTTCAGGGTATTTATCGTACGGTTGATTATGTTTCCGGTTATTGTGCTTGGCATACCGATGATTGTTTCTCCCAGCTCCCCCTTTTCACGGATTTCGGATTTGGCTATGACCATAGGGAAATAATTCTCCCGTGAAGCCATGCTGGTTCCCGTCATTCTTACATGGACCGGATTGTACCTTTCTTCTCGTAGCCTTGGAAAGAAGTCGTCTGTGATCCATTCTCCGAGTTTCATGTATTTATCGCCTATAAAGGATTCTATCTCGGTCATGCTGTCTTCCGTCCATCCGTCCGCCTCTAGCTTCATCTTTCCGTCCGGCTGTCTCCATGTGAGCCATACATAGAACGCCTGCCCTTTGTTTAGGTTTGCCTCATACAGGTCGCCCTCCTTATGGTAATTGCTGTCGTACATATATTGTTTGTGAATCCTTTTTTCTGATTTTTGAGAATCCCTGAATACATTTTCCATTGATTTTCCGAACAGTTCCTTTATTTTTTCTTCCAGTTCTTTGTTGTAAGCCTTTACCCCCAAATATATCCTATCGTTGGCTTCCACCACTCCATGACTGCTTTTCATGAAATAATCGTATAAGGGGCCTTTTCCTATGGCGTGGTTCCTGTCTATGGCTTTCAGCAGATAATCGAAACTATACATGGGATAGGCGATAAAGTCACCGATGCTTTGCAATATGGACACAGTTTTTTCCATATTTGTTTCTTTCTCGTTTATACCTTTTATTCTTTTATCTTTTACGGCATTTATTCCCATGCTGATAATTCTTCCCCGGTGCGCGGCTTTTTCCTTGTTCAGCATGGCAAGGCGGCTTTTCCCGGTATCAACAAGTTCTTTCAATTCATTGTACACATTATCGGTTATCCTTATTAACTCTTCCTGCGCTACGGGTATCTGTGCAGCTATTTTCTCAGCCTCCTGCAGATAAAACTTTCGTGCTTCACCCTTGTTGTTGTAAGCGGCTCTTCTGGTGGTCACAAGATCGCCCTCCAGTTTGTCCAGATCTCGTTTCATTTTTCTGGATTCGGCCAATAGTTCGCGTATGGAAAGAGAATCATACTCATCGGCCATAGTCTGTGTGAACACACCTGTTCCTTCCGCCGCTTCATCCATGGCATTCTCTAGCTCTTCCCGGCGCTTCCGTATCTCTTCAACGGATTCAAGTTCTTTAGTTTTCAGCAGTTCGGCTCTTTCTTTTAATAGATTATCCCTTCGGCTTTTCATTTCATTCTGCTGACCGGTAAGTATGGTGATGCTTTCAGGGGATGTCTCAGATTTTATGAGTTTTCCCAGTTTTACAATTTCGCTTCTTACGGCACGGAGTTCACTGTCAGCGCTTGTTAGCAACAGGTCTTTGTAAGCGGATCGTATACTGTCAAACACACGTCTGGTAGCCTCATCAACAACTATCCCTTTTGATACGCCTCTTGTATCCTGCCCGGAAAGCTTCGTTTTTATCATTTTTTGCATCCTTTTCACCGAACTGTCATATTGGGCATAGTTTATCAACTTTTCAACAAGATTTAGTGGTTCCTTGAGTTTATTTGTTGATGCGGCCTTGTTTACTTGGGCAATCAGTGACTTTATCATATGTGGCCCCATTTCTTCTCCCGCTTCCTTGGTCAGTCTTTGATCTATAAAGGAAAGCATGGCTCTTGACGCAGTCTCGTATTCCTCTTTATTTCCTTTTCGTGCCTGATCCAATTGCTTTTTCAATTCCCGTATCTCTTCTTTCAGATTTTTAATAATCTCCTTCTTTTCTTCCTTTCCTGGAATACGGAACAAGGTCTCTCCCTGAGGAACAGACGGGATGGTACGTGAACTGCCTGAGAACTCACCAATTCCCAGTTTTGAACGCATGACGGTTTCCTTTGCCACATCAACAGGATAGTTTGACTGTTTCAGTCTGTTGTGGCTTTCATAAAGGATGTATCTCAGCTCATTGTCCGTCAGTTCAAATCCCAGATTCACTTTCGCTTTACGGAGCATGTCTATAAAGAAGGCTTTGATTCGTGTCCACAAGGACTGCTCCGCAAAGGTAGCCGGTCCGCGTTCGGACAGGTCTGCCATATATTCTTCAGTTGCTGTACGGATGGATATGTTCTCATTTTCCGCCATCCGGTTGATGGCCTGTCTGATTGATGGTGCGGCATTGTTGTATACATTGTCAAGGAAGGTATCGAAGTCCTTTCCGAACAGCTCACGCAATCCCTTATGTGCCACCACCTCATGGAATATAGTCGCCTGTGCGTCCTCCACGGATGTTGTGTTTGGCATATATAGATATACCTTGTTCTCCTTTGGTGAGTACCATCCTTTGATATTGGCTCCTGATTCGATACGTCTGCGCGCCTCGCCTTGTGGTAGCTGGTCTTCGGAAGTGATTTTTTCTATAGGTGTATGAAGAGACTCAGAAAGTTCATTCACTGCTGTATTCATGGGAGCAGACACAGAAGCATAAGCCTCCAAAGCGTCGTTTATAAATATCTGGTCTTCTCGTGCTACATCTTCCGTTTCCGAAGCAAGAGTATTGCGGCGTTTCTCAGGTGTCATATTCATACGGGATTGTACATTACGTGCTTCAACTTCACCTGATAGTTCATTGTATCTGTCGTTTTCTCCACCAAGTCCAAATTTTTCAATAAGAGATTGATACTCATTATAAGCATCCTCATATCCTTCTTTATCATAACCTCGCACCCAAAGATTGAATCCCTTATCAAAAGCATTACGGCTGGGGATAAAGCCATCCCCAAACTCGAATCCATCTGAGTGATATTCATTTACCAAAGCATTATAAACATCCATCTGTGAAGCGTCTTCTCCAAGTTCCTCACGCTTGTCAGCAAACTCTTCAATCATGGACCAGGCATCGCGCTTTTCTTTTAATGCGTCAAGGTATTTTCTATAAGTCATACTGTTTCCACCACGAGCGAATCCTTCAATTGATTGTACGGCATGCTGTACCTCATGCGCTAAGATACTACGGAAATCCGCCCTGTCTAGAACAAACTCATTCACACGTATCAAGTTTTGGCTTCCATAATAAGTCGCTCCCGTATTGCTTGTAGGGGCGTTGTATATCTCCACGCGTATCTGCTTCAACTCCGGATAAGTCTTAAACAAATTCTCATCCTTCACATAATCGTCAAGATAATGCACGTCGTTCGCTTCGTATGTGGCGCGAAGTTCTTCTGCCTTTTCTGATAATTCATCAAAACGGGCTGCTTCTTCTTCCGTCAGCTCTACTCCATCAAACAGTTTGTCGCTTAGCGCATCATACTCTTTGCCCCATGACAGGTTGGACCAAAGTCTGTTTTTTCGCGCAAGTCCTTTCGGATCAATCTCGAAATCCTCCACTTCATATCTCCATTTTCCGTCAGCCCCACGTTCCCAACCTGTAGCCTGCTTGATTTTCCTAGCATTTTCTTTTTCATTTGTTTGGAGAATCGAAAGCAAACGCTTATCTTTGACATCAGATAAAGGCGAGTTACCATCTATTCCAGCTTTTTGTATTGTTGGGGCAATGGATAGTAATTTGCCTTTCTCTATGTTAGTCAGTTTGTGGTCATAATACCGTTCTCCATTGTTTTGATTGGCGATAACAGCTTTCACAGTATAGTCAACACCGGCTATTTTCAATCCACATACATAATAAGAGAATGATTTTACACCGGGATATTTCTCCAAATCTTCGTTGGCAAGTTCTTCAATGAAGACGGAGTTTTCAATAATCTGAGGTACGGCTGCGATAGATTGCAGATGTTCTACATCCTTATAATCATGCTGCAATATTTCACGAATACCTCCCCGACTATTGCCTCCTGTCACAGAGATAATAGCTCCCGTATCTTTATTGATATATTCTCCACGTAATGACTTTTCATATTCCAACGCATTTTTTTTGTACTGTTTCAAGTCATCGCTCGGTTCTATCTCTTTACCCGTAATCTCTATCGGCTCACTCTTCCGCAGCTTCTCAATGCGCTCTTTCTTCGTATTGAAAGCGGATTCCATCTCTCGTGCCACATTCAGGTTATCAAGGCGGGTAGTTGCTTCCTCTGCCTTATCCAGTTGGGATGCGCCTTTCTCTCCAATAAAACGATATCTTACATCCGCTTTTCTTGCATTGAATCGCTTGGAAGGAGGAATAACATTACCTTTGTCGTCACGGGTTATCAGGTCATTCAGTTTTCGGTTGTTTTTTGTATTCTTGTAGCGGTAATCGCTCCTGTCATCATATCCCCATTCGTTGATATCATTCCCGTCCCAATATAGATTTTCAGCCGGTACTTCTTCCTTCATAATTCTGTAATTGCCGTTTAAGGCATGTTCTCCATGAACTTTTACATAGGATTCAGACAGGGAAACCCAAACGGTCGGTTTTTCTCCTTTGTCAATGGCAGACAATGCTTCATTGATTGCGGCGGCACTTTCATTTCTGTATTGATCCCTGTTCATGCGAAGCTGCTCATTAAAGGATTCGCGTATCTGATCTTTGTTTGCGGCAATGTCAACCATGTTTTTATCAATACCTTCCTCATCATAAGAGGGGGCGCGGTGTGCCATTCTGAATTCATCGGCGGAAACATAACCGTTTCTTCGTGCGGATTCGTTTATGATATCACGCATACGGGCTTCATTATTTTCTTTCATAGCCTTTAAATAGGCCTCATCCATCTCTTCATCCGTCATCAGTTCAAATTCCTTTAGACGCTTCTTTTCCGATTCGGCTTCTTCCTCTGCACGTTTACGGGCGGCTTCCATCATGTTACGGGCTTTCATTTCCTCTTGCACGTATTCATCTCTCAAGGCATCCACATCACCGAACTTTTCATACAGCTCTTTTTTGATCGGAGAAAAAACTTTTACGAATTGCCCTAATGACAGGTTGGAGTTCTGGAGACGCACATTTCTGCTGATTGATTTGAAAGCATAACTTGCGCCACCCAGATTTTTCATTTTCATGGATTGTGCGTACTTTTTTACATCGGCTTCATCAAGGTTGTGCTTGTTGGCGAAAGAGCTTATTTCCTCATTTCCAACCTCGCGAAACCGGATGTCACTGCCTTCGGAAGCAAGTATCTCATTGCTTTCGTCATTCATTGCGTGTAAGCCGGAATATTCGGCTTCAAGTTCCTGCTGTTCCTGGTTCAGTTCCTGTTGCTCGGAGAAAACAGCGTCTCTCTCAACGGAGTCATTTCCGGCTTCTACCAGAATATCCTCCAGTTCTATCTTCCTGTCCTCTATTTCGGCCAGTCTTGTTTCTATGTCCTTCATTCTGTCCGCATTGGCGGATTCTATGGAAGGTGCAAGTTGCACAGGATTCACGCTCTTGTACTCAGAGAACGGCTTTGTCTTTTTTACAGAAGAATCAATCCATTTATAGAACTCATCCTTCGTTACTTCTGTAATGGTACTTATTCGGTTCTCCCAACCGGGAGAATAGTTTGCAAGATAAGAGGAACGTGCTTCATCCATAGACGGAAAACCGTACATTACCTTACTTTCGTCAAATTCACCCTTTTCATTGAGCTGGTCTACTACAAACACATTTCCTTCGGACGGATTGTCTGACAGGAAGATGTCTATATGGTCACCGTCCACGGCTTTCGTGCCACGGATATAGCCGTAGTCGTTGTTCATGGTAATGCTCCATTCCTGCCCGTTGGCATCCTTTCCGCTACGGACGGATCCTTTCGGATTTTCTATGGTAATATCATATCCATCAAGTTTAATGTGACCTTTCTTATAGTTCCCGGCTTCCTTCTGCGCTTCAGTAGGAGAGGTGTCGACCATTTCGCGTGCTTCCGCGATATGGTCTAGGAGTTTGTTTGTGGATGTGTTATCTTGTACATTGTCATTCTGAGGATGCAGTCCTTCATCAGTCTGTCCTTCCATTTGTCCGGATTTTCCTTGATATCCTTCAGTTCCGACGGCATGAACAGGTTTTTCTCCTTGCAGAACCGCATCGCCTCTTTCGCGTGTGCCAAATATTCCTCCTTGCTCATCGCTTTTACGCGTTCCGATTCCTTCGTCAGTTGGATTCTCTCTTCTGTTGTCATATTCTTGTTGCTTTATTATTTTATCGGCAAATGTATTATAAAATTCAGACTTTTCCTCATTCGAATAGACATTTGATTCAGAAAAGGCCTCATCATTAACCCATGCTTCATATTCATCCGGAGACATGTGGTATTGTTCTTGGTAGAATTGTTCTTTCAGTTCATCCTCATATTCTTTTTCCGCATCTATGGCGCGTTGCGCTTCTGCGGTTCTGTTGTTTCTTATCATATTGCTGATATCACCAAAAGTTCGGCTTTGTTGTAGAACGGATAGGATCGCGTTTGTGCCGGCCATGCCGGTATTGTCATTTTCCAGTCCTTCTTTCGCCACTATTGCCGGATAACTTTCATGGGCGATGCTTATCAGTCTGTCTCCGGCTTCTTCTACGGTCATACCCCCCTTCTCTTTTTTTCTGAAGATGGAAAGAAATGGCGTCAGGTCTTTGTGACTTAAGCCAGTCATGTTTCTGACACTTCTTTCTCCTGTCATTTGCAGGAACAGGGATTTTCCCAGTACCAAGGATGCAAGCTCTTCCAAAGTTTCCGGCTCGGTACGTGACAGAATTTCCTGAACAAGAGGATTTTCCGGAAGCTCCGTATCCGTTATTGACTCAGATATTTTCGCAGCAGGCTTCTGAATACTATTTTTCCTGCCAGTGTCCGGAATTCCCTCTGGTCCCATGCGTTCTTCACCTGTTCCCTTAGCTTCAGGTCTCTTCTCAGTTCCTCTTTCTTTGCCTTGTTCGCTTGTTTCTGAAACTGGTACGGGCTCATTTGTGTCATTTCCATTCGTGCCAGTCTTACTGCTTTCTGATATTCCATTTGTTTGGTTATTATTAGTTTCTGTTATGGGTATGACAGAGTTGTAGAAATTCTTTATTTCTTCATTCTCCGCTTTTGCTTCTCTAATAGCGTCCCTTATCTCATTTCTTTTTCCCCGTGTGGCGGATGACAGGGATTCATTCAATTTAGCTATCTGTGCATCACTCGCCTCTATATCCTTTCTCAAGTCATCCAGAGCGGTTTCAAGTGATTCTGTCAGATTTGTGTATTGGAATGACTGCTGTGGCGTCAGAGATTCATAATCAATGCTTCCGTCCTTCTTTTTAGGAAAGGAGGATATAAGTTTGTCCAGTTCGGATTTTTCGTAAGTCGGACTCTCTGTGCTTTCCTGCAATGGTTGGTTTCCCATCTCTTTTCCTTCAGGAGCGGTTTCATTTGTTGAACTCTTGGATTTTTTCACCCAATCGGTGTACTCTTGGACGGGAACCGCACCTAACTGGTATGCTTCATTTTCCAATATATTCATTGATACCTCATCGCTTTTGACCTCATTGTACTCATCGGTTGGAACGACAAACATACCTCCGATTTCCTCATCAAAACCGATAATGGTCATACTTTCTCCTTCTGGAGTGATATAGGAGGCGCCGATTTCCGGAGCCGCTTCCGCATCATCTTTTCTTTGTGCGTCAAATAGCGACTGTTTGTATTTGAAATATTGCTCTTCTGTCACGAGTACGGAACCTGTTTCATTACCGTTGTTGTCTATGATCTTCCCGGACCATCCGCCGGGAACTTCCTCATCAAGTACTATCTCTTTGCCTCCTGTATATATCTTGTCACCTTTTTCGGGTTGTAATGCAAGTACTTCCGGACTGAATTTCCGAATTAACTCTTCCTGTCTTCTATTTTCATCCTCTTGTGCGTATTCAGTCCGTATTCCGGCTTTGTCCACATTGTCTTTCATGGCCCGGAGTTGTTCATCGCTGACAGAAACCGGCTCCCGACTTCCTTCCATGAGTACGGACCAATTGCCCATTGTATCCTGACCAACAACAGAAATGCCGGTCACTGTGCCATTATCATCCGCTATGCTGAATGTCTGTCCTGCGGATATGGGCTGTGCTTCCATGATTGCGGCATCGGCGTTGTATGCGCCAAGCATTTGTTCAAGAACTTGATCCCGTCCGACCATTGAGATCTCTGTGTCTGCATTGATTCTTACAGTCTTGGCATTATTCTCATCAAATGAGGCGAATATCGGACCTTCTGGACCGTTTTCCAATGGCACTACCATGAGTGTGCCTGTTTCTCCGGGTTGCCCAGTGGCATCTATACCATTTATGACAACTCCGTAACTGTGCTCCTTGTCTCCGAATCTTCCTAACGGAATAGTGACAACTTGTCCTTGGGGAGACATTTGCTGGACTTTGACAGCCGCCTGTTCATATTCGGAAGCATGAGCCTCATCCAATGCGTCCTCAACTGCGTCATGACGGTCTTTCTGCCGTAGGTAGTCCGTAGCCAAACGTCTGGTCTCTTCGTCCATGACATCCAGCATTTCCGCACGTTGGGCGTCATTGGCACCGGCAAGCGCATCTATGGCTTCATCATCCAGTACGGATGAAAGGCGTTCACGGGAAACTTCCTCACGGAGGACTGTCGTGCGCATGGCTACTGGATCATGAGTTGTATAGATATCCGTTCCCTCTTCTTGTGCTGCCGTGCGCTTTTCGGACTCCTCACGGGTCTGCTCTCCTGCAATGTCCTCCATGGCATTGTTCTTCGCAATGTCAAACGCATATTCTATCTCGGCCTTTTTCTCTTCCTTGCTGAGGCTACCGTCATTCATGGTTTCTTTGATGAAAATCCTTATGTCGTCATTGCCACGTTCTTTTGACATACGTTTCAGTTCGGACAGTTTCTCCTGTTGTTCTTTGGTCATGTTTCCGAAAGCCGCATTCATCTTCTGGCGGTGTCTTACCCTTTCAGCCCCCATGCTTCCAAGTCCTAATAAGCCGAAAGCGACGGAAGTGGGAGCCAGTCCAAGGAATGTGTCTATATTGTTGTCAAGGTCTGTGGCTTCTTCCAAGGTCATTTCACCTAACGGGACATTTGCAAGATTATTATACACCTCTTCCATATATTCTTCGGGTAGCCCGTGGAACTGCGCTTTTTTTGCGGCTTCTTTGAAAGTAGGGTTGTCCTTTATCTCCCTGTATAGCTTACCGGCCCTGCTGTTCGTTATATATTTCATGAATTCACTTGCGCCACCGGGAACGGTCTCTTCCACATTCTTCCATATTCCTTTGCCCAGTCCTTTGAATGCGTTGAAAATCATCTCGGATTGGTTCTCAAGAAAAGTGGAAGCGATTGATTTGCCGATGGCTTTACCCATATCCATTCCTCCTTCACGTCCTCCATAAGTCAAGTTTCCATCCTTGTCAACATCAAACAGAATATTCCCCATCATTCTGTCTTGTGCTCCTGCGGTGACACGCGCCAGTCCTGTTGTTCCTTCCATTCCTGCTGCGGCCAAAGCGTCTCCGGCAAGACGTGCCCCCATTTTTGACATTCCTTTTTTCATGGCGGACGCGCCGAATTTCTTCATACCGTATTTTAGAATGCTTTTGGCTATTCCCTCACCTGCCGCCGATATCGGGTTTATGGCGAATTCCAGCATGAACGGGATACTGGCTCCTGTGGTTTGTCCAGCCTTGTATCCTCTTCCCAAATCGGAGGAATAATAGGCGTTGACCGCCATGTTGGTGACAGCGGCGTCAAGCAACTTCTCTTCAGAAGGTGAGAGCTTTTCTCCTTTATCCGCTTTCTCCACCACATTTTTCAGACGGATGCCGCCTATCATGTCGGATATGCCTAAAGTCCATTGTTTGGGATCAAATGCGGTATCGGCGAAACCACGCGCTAGACCGCTAAAAAAGTTTATTTTTCCTTTCTTCCCGGCTTCCTCTATAATATTGTTCGATTCATCAATAAGGTCTTTCGCCCCTTCCAAATAAGTCCTTTCTCCTCGGTACTGTGCTAATGTAGGATCTTCCCTTGTATTCATTCTGGCATTCACCATCGCATTACCGGAATCGTTTCTTAGTATTTTCTTTTGTTTGGTAATCTTTTCCTCTATGTTATCAAGGTCTTTGTTTACTTCATTGGTCAGGGTGCTAAGATGGGAGCCTACGCTCTTTTTGACAAATCCGGCAAGATCACGCTTCATGTCTGTACCGTAACGTGAAGTTATCTCTTTATTGTATACGTCCTGATATGATTCCAATTCCTTGCTAATGACCTCTCCGTAGGTCTTCTGAAACGCTTCGTTTGCTTTTTGGTTAAGTTCGTTCCCTTTATATTGTTGTGACAGCTTCCTGTATTCGTCTGAGGCAAGAAACCGGTTGGCATATTTGTCTTGAATCTCCTTCTGTATTCCGGCCATTTCTTCCGAAAGCTGTCTTCCTCTTTCTGTCAGGGCAAACCTGTCACGATAGTTGTTATATACATCATTCATGGACGATATGGAACGCGGGGTATATTCCTTGTCCAAGCGGCTTTCTTCTTCAACCGTAAATAGTTTGTCCAATTTTCCTTTGTCCATATCTACTTTCAATCTTTCTCCCAAATTTATCGGAGAAAATTGATATCTAGCTGAAACCTCCGCCTTGTCTGACTCCATTTGCGATGTGGAGGGGGGGATAAACTGAAAGTTGTCTTTTGAATGCACTTGTTCACGTAAGCCGGGACGTGTGCTGGGATTATAGTTTCTCATATCAAAAATCCTGTCCGCTTCCTCCTGTGTTCCGACACCACCTGAATATGTTCTTGAAACAGGGTCATATCCGTTGCCTGTTTGAAAGTAATCAGACTTTGGAGTTTGAGGGGTGTTGTTAGGTTGCTGTATTTGTACAGAGGAATCAACTGGTTGCATGAATTGATTAAAGTCCTCATATGAGTCAGAGTATCCGGTCTTATCCTTTAATACGTCATATACTTTCTTTCTGGCTTCCTCATTTTCATCCATGAATTTGTTAAAATCCTCATATGAGTCAGAGTATCCGGTTTTATCCCTTAATACGTCATATACTTTCTTTCTGGCTGTATTATTATCTTGCATGATTCATGTTATTTTAGTGACCAACTATTATTCCCCTTCAATGACCATGATTTGTTTTCCGGTTTTGAAGAGGGATTGAACGCTTCTCCGCTTTCCACTTTTTGCTGTTTCCCATAAATGGAGAGAATATAATCTCTCATGCCTTTTATGGATTTGGGGCGTTCATCCGCCTGAAGGCCGAATGTTTTTTCCAAATCGTTATACATTAGTGCGACATCTTCATTTTTATTCAGGTCATAGGCTCTTGTACTGCCGGAAAAGCCTTTTTTTCCACTTATGCGATATGAAGGATATTTATTTTTTTTGCCATTTTGCTTTTGAGAATCATTATCTATTCTCATTAGACTGATTCCCTCTGTGGCTTTATTATGTCTTTCGATTTCCGCCTGTTTAGCGGCGTTTTCTTCCGCCTTACGTTTGGATTCAGCCGCTTTTGCAGCCTGCTCGGTTTCAAACTTATATGTGTTCCAGTTGTATTCCCGTTCTGCTGCTGCTTGTTGTGCCTTCCATCGGTCTTGACGGGCCTTCTCTACATCTATTCTCGCTTGCTCGGCCCTGTCACGTGCGATCGCTCCGATATAGTCCTGATAATTCTGACGTGACAGATTGTCCCTGTATTGGCGTATTCTGTCAATACGTGCTTGGCCTTCACGTCCGGCTCCTGAAAGATTCATTGACGGATTGCCTCTTCGTGTCCTTACCACATTCACCAGATTGGCCAGAACACTTCCTACAGCATTGATGCTCTCGGCGGCACGTAAACGTCTTTCGGCATTAATTCTGTCCTCCTCGCTTTGTAACGGGTCCCGTCCTCTCAGGGCTTCCGCAAGTTCGGTGTAAGATAATCCCTCTTGTCCTTTTTTCTTGCGATAAGAAGCCACTCCTGACAGGTATGCGGCCGGTGACAGCTGGGGATGAGCCGCATAGGCTTCTTGTGCGCTCATTTCCTGCCACGGCTTTTCTGTACCAGGAAGCTGGACGGGAAGCTTGTCCGCATTTTCCCGTTCTTGAACGGTATTGACTGTAGACACACTCGTCGCAGGTTTTTGAACAGCCACCGTGGGACGTAACGGCAACTGTTCCCGTGCGTTTTCCTCAGCTTGTCTCGCCACAGACT